TCTATGACACCTTTCCAAAATTTTGCCAGATATCACACAGACAATGAACCATATGGGCGTAGAGAAAAAACAAGAAGCTTTGTTATTTGCTATGATTGTTGTGAAAAGCATAATCTTCCAAATCCATATGAAACTTATTCTGGCATTACTAAGCAGGAAGGGCATTATGAAAAGTGTCTTGATAATTATACAGATGTAGATCTTTTGGATGATAAGAAATATGATCTGTAAACTGAACTATTTAGAATTGAGTGACTATTTATCAATTTAATTTACTAGAACAAGCAATTTTTTAAATTAGGAGATAAAATATGAGTTGCGAAGATAAAATAAATAAGATTATTGAGCTATTGCAATCACCTGATTTAGATGATTATGAGCGCTGCATGAATAATAATAATAATAAAGACTTTGATGAGCTTTTATATTTATTGGATAAATATAAAGATAAAATCACAATAAAAGTTTACCATTATATTCAAGGAAATATTTATAGTGGAATTATAGGACATAGGAGTGATTACCAAGATTATGAAGACATAGAAGAAGTCGGCAAAGATAAAGATGGAAATATTGAACTATCAATTTGTGTAATGGATTGAATCCAAATAAAGTTCGATTTCTTTGGAAGATTTAGAAAAGAGTAAATTATGGATGAAAAAGAATTAAATATCTTTGGTAAATATTTATATAAAAGATATTTTGAAGAAGATTTAGACATACCAATTAAATTAAATAATCGTCTAAAAAGAACACATGCATGGTTTGTTGCAGATGACGATCCGTATATAGAAGTATCAAAACATTTGATTCAACAAAATATCTATATTATTGCGGATATTTTATCTCATGAGCTAACTCATTATTATTTGTACAAACATGACAAACCATATGATGATGAAGATATTGAATTTTATGCTTTGACTTATAAAAATGGCATAAGTAGAACAGAATCAACGATAATCGAAAATGGTATTTTAAAATATGAATATTTTAAGAATGAATCAAAATGTGACTGTGGATTTAAAATAGAAAGCTATTTTCCAGTTATAGATAATGAATTTAGACCTGTTTTAATGTGTCCTAAATGTAATAAGCCATTAGTTTATAATGCGATTGGTGCTGTTTATAGAGATTTTATGCCAGGATTTAAATTAAAAATGACATGTGATTGGTACGAGAGAGAAAAAGCCAAGTAAAACTTCGATTCATTGGAAATTTTAGAAGGAAACAGAATAGGTGATGAATTATGCTGAGGCAAAAACAATACTTAAAAGAGATTTGGATATTATGATTAAGAACAAGTCATTTCCAGATTGAATTGAAGCCATTAAGACTGCCATTATTACATTAGGAGCGATAGAACAGATTCAGCGGGAAAGAAATATTGCGATAGAGCAACTGCATGAATTGGGATGAGAACTTGGAGAAAAGACTGAGCTGATTAAACATCGTATAATCCAAACTTTAACGGAGGAAAGTAGATAATATGAAAATAACAGTAAAAAATGATAAAGGAGTATTAATAAATAGAGACGATGTATTGCACATTGCAGATAAAGTTGGTGCGTATGAAATAATATATGAAGATGGAACAGCGCAGATGGTTTACAAAGGCGAATGTATAGAAATTGCATTAGTGTAAAAAAGATAATTTTTAATGGAGAGAATAACTTATGAAAAACATGGATAAATTCGCTACAGATATAGGCTATATAGTATGCAATTGTGGAACATGTACATTTGCAGTTAATAAGTATTCAAGAGAGCCAATGCGTTGTACAGCAACTGCATGTAGATATTGTTTATTCAAAGATAGAGGGAAGACATGTAATACTTTAAGGCATGAATGGGCAAATTCAGATGTTGATAGTGAGCTTAGCGATTAGAAAACATAGGGCGAGATATGGAAATAAATAGAGAAAATGTAATGAAAGCTACTTTAAAAATAGAAAACAGTATGAACGAGTGTGAAATATTACAACTGTGTTCTATTTTATTATTAGGAATATCACATAATAAAGAAAGATCAAATAATTTAAAAACTACTCAGTTAATAAAAGGAAGAACATGTAGAGGAACATGGTATGTACGTCCTTTAAACTGGGCTGGTGAATGGAGTGAGAACGGAGAGTTAATGTCTGGCAGAACTATGTATGAATCAAAGTCAGAGATAGAATGCGATGTTTTTATAGAAAATTATGAGCTTTTAAATAAATGTAACAAATAAAATATTACTTTTATTTAGTTAGGAGATGCCAATAAATTAGACTGATGATGATTTTATTTATAATAAGCAACAAGAATTATCGGTTTCATGTGGAGGTGAAAATGTGTTAGATTTAGCAATTAAACATAAAGAAGAATTGCAGAAAAAGCTTATAGATACATGGTTTACAGATAAGTATAAATTTGTACATGCAAATACATATTGTGAAGAAGAAAAAATCGAAGATGACACATGGAATAAACACCAGTTTGTATCTATTGATAAATATGGCAATGTTATTGGATATATAAGATACAATGTGTGTCGTTCTGATAATAGTTGTAACGGATTATGCATTTATAATTTTTCAGATAACAAAGTAACATTCGGGATGGATCTTGGTCATGCATTACAGGATATTTTTGACAAGTTTAAATTTCGCAAGCTTACGTTTTGTGTTGCTGTTGGAAATCCAATTGAGAAGTCATATGACAAAATGATTAAAAAATACAATGGAAGAATTATTGGAACTTGGCGAAAGGAATTTAAGTGTTATGACGGAGAATATTACGATAAGAAATCATATGAGATACTGAGAGAAGATTATTTAGAAAGTAAAAAGTCGCAGTAAATTTCGATTTCTTTTGGAGAATTGTGAGGTGAAATAAATTATGGCAGTTATAGAGATTTGTGATGTATGTGGTAAACAAGTCAGTGAGAGAGACGGTATATCTTTAAAGTGTTCAGATGTGAATGGACTATCTTTTATTGGTACACAGCCAATGAGAAGTAAACGCAGCTATAAAATAAGAGTCTGTAATAAATGTATTGATAATATTAAAGATTATTGTAGAGAACGTAATGATAAATAAATTATTGAAAAAGAGTTTGATAATAAGAGTAAAACAGAGAATAAGTAAGTGAAAGGAGAAATTTATTTATGTCAGAAGAGGTAATTAAAATTTTAGACGCTCTTGCAGAAAAGTTTGGTCTTGCAATTGACTGGACTTCTGCAAATGTACTTCCATATTTACAGCAACTATGTGGTAAGTATGTTACATACGAAATTGCAACAAGTGTTGTGTGGATGTTAATTGGTATTTGCCTACTGTTTGTTTGCAAATATGTGATTGAAAAAGCAAAATATTGTTGGAAAAAGTACGAGGAAGATAGACACACAGATTATGATTTTGGAGCTATAGTACTTGGGGCTTTAGCAGGATGTACAATCGTAGTAGGAATTGTTGTAATTTTATACAATACATTTGATATTGTTACATGTATTACATTTCCTGAAAAGATTATCATTGAAGAACTACAGTCAGTTTATTCAAGTTTGAAATAAATCACTGTTTCATGCGAAATTCGAGGAGGCGAGAATCATGATATATACAAGTTATTTTGCAAAACTTAAATCTTTGCCAGATAATATTGTTCCAATTTCAATATGCGGCAAAGCACCTAATTGGTACACGGGACTTCAGTATAAAAAGCTTGCTCCGAAGTATGACTTCTTCATGAAGTGGAAAGAAAATCATGATAATGACTATTATATAAAATGTTTTAATGAGCAAGTGTTAAACAAGTTAGATCCAATGAGAGTATATCAGGAATTGTGTAGTTTATCAAAAAGTGACGAATTTGCCCTAATCTGTTATGAAAAACCGTTTGATTTTTGTCACAGACATTTGGTTGCAGATTGGTTACAAAACAGAGGATTTGATGTAGAAGAATATAAATTTTGAAGTGGAGGTTATAAATGGATACACAGTTATGCAAAGCAAAGAGCATTAGTAGTGGTCAATGGGTTTATGGATATTATGTAAAGGGTTTAGATATGTATGGCAAAGAAATTCATATAATATTTGAACCTACAACAGTATTCTATTCTCATGGTGAAACTGATGGTTTTGAAGAAATAGATCCAAAGACACTGTGCAGATGTACTGGTAGCCATGATAAGAATGGTAAGTTAATCTTTGAAAACGACATTCTAAACGGAAAATTATATAATGTAGTCTCTTATGGAAATGGCGAGAATGAATTTTTAGGAATGAATGTTGGTTGGTACATTCAGAGAGATAACTTTGAATCATGGTGTGAATTAAATGATTTGGAAATGTACGAAGTAACAGGAAACATTTTAGACAATATTTAATTAGTCTTAAACAAATCAGTTCAAAAATTCCAAAAAAATGTCACGAATAATATATAAAATCTGCGACAAAAATAGAATAAGTTATTGGATATGATGAAGATATGTTATGCAGTAAAAATATATCAACATAACATACAATTTCGCAATATGGTAAAAGATGAGGATTAGTTAGATATGAAAATTTGTGTAACTGGTCATAGACCAAATAAATTATATGGTTACGATTTATCTGATTCACGTTGGCAGAGATTAAAAAATAAGTTCAAATCAATTCTAAAAGAGAATAAATGTGAAGAAGCAATTACAGGGATGGCATTAGGAGTTGACACAGTATTTGCCTTAGCGGTATTAGAATTAAAAGATGAAGGATATGATATTAAGTTACATTGTGCAATCCCTTGTAAAAATCATTCCTGTAAATGGATTAAAGAGAGTATAGATCAATATAATTATATTCTTTCGAAAGCAGATGTTGTAAAACTTGTATCAAATGAAGAATACAAACCGTATTTGATGCAAAAAAGAAATGAATATATGGTTGATTTGGCTGATAGAGTTATTGCAGTTTGGGATGGTTCAAAAGGCGGAACGGCAAATTGCGTTAAATATGCTGAAAAAGTTGGTAAAAAGATAATCACGATAGATCCATTAAATTATAAAAATGAGGAGGGATAATTATGAGTTGCAAATTTCCTGAGGGAAATAGAAGTTATAAATTTTGTTTAGGATGCGGAGACAAGCTTTTTTGTGACGAATCTACATTAAAAACAGATGTAGAAATGCCTTCTGTAACATTACCAAATGACGTTATTCCGTCTGCATCTAAAGCAAACGAGATGACGAATCATGCAATTGATAATTGTGTGGCACAACAACTGTTAGAATTATCAGGGATAATAAAAAATGCTATTGCGAATGGTAAATTTTCTATTGACGAAGAGGGGTTTATTTATCCCGGAGCCAGAAAGAAATTGGAAGATCTTGGTTATAAAGTTGAGGTTAGAGACCAATATCACGAACCATATTACAACATTAGTTGGAAGAAAGAGGAATAAAAGTGGGTACTAATTTTTATATGATGACTACTAATAAAAGTTTAGTAGAAAAGTATTTTCCATATGAATATGAAATAGTTGATTCTCCATATTTTGGATATGAGATACATATTGGAAAGAGAAGTTACGGATGGAAACCATTATTTCAGAATCATGATAATGCTTATAAATCAGTAAATGATATGAAAAAGTTTATTGAGTTTCATAAGCAAGATATTCGCATTTTTAATGAGTATGAGGAAGAGTTTACACTCGATCAATTAGAAGATGAGCTTATAAATTGGGGTGAGCAGCAAACCGTTAGGTATATGAAATATGTTCCTGAAGGAGTGCCTGATGGTATTCTTGGTGGTAAGAAGTATTTAATTGAATCTACCGAAGACGACTACGATATTACAATCCCATATGACCATATAGAATATGAAAAATTAAATCCTTATAACGGAGGATATACATTTGGGAGGTTACATGAGTCATATTATACGAAAGATGCCGAAGGGTATGATTTTATGAGAGGTGATTTTAGTTAATGATAGATTTTGAAAAATGGGTGTGTGATTTTGCATCAAAACACATCATTAGAATGCTCGAACTTCGCAAGCCGGGACAGTATACACCGTATGAAATTGATAATAAATTTTCAGATGAATCTCTATATATTGATGATACTTATAGACATATTCAAATAAAAGAAGCTATTGAGCTTCCAGACGGTGACATTTTACTTGGTTTTAGAGAAGTATATGATGAAGAAAGTAGTGAAAAAGATTGGGAAGAATCTGTTATTTATTACAAGAAATTAAGTGAGATTGAATTAACTTATTTCCCATGTGATGACAATTTTGAGAACTTGGAGTGACGAAAAGATGAATTATTATATTGGCGATTTACATTTTTCTCATAAAAATGTAACAAATGAAGGTTCTAATTTTGATAATAGACCATTCGCAACGTTAGAAGAGATGCACAGTGTAATTAAAGAAAATTGGAATAACGCTGTCACTAATGCAGACCATGTTTATATCTTAGGTGACTTAGCATGGAAAGAAAACGAAGATATGATTTCTTTTATCAGTACGCTTAAAGGCAATAAGCACTTGATTCTTGGCAATCATGATAAGTGTGTAGATCAGAGATACAAACAGTTATTTGTGGAAATCTGTAACTATAAGGAAATTAATGATAAAGCCAATGGTAAGGAATACCGAATTGTTATGTCGCATTACCCTATGGCGTTTTGGAACCATCAACACCATTACAGAAAAGATGGGAAGGAGCACAATATATGGGCTGTTCAGTTATATGGTCATGTGCATAATTCTATTGAGGAAACAATTTTTCAGGATTTTATAAAAGACCTTAACAGTAAACATAATATAAAATGTGTAGCTGTAAATGTTGGAGTAATGATGCCGTGTATAGATTACACTCCACGAACGTTAGAGGAAATTATTAATAGCAAATAATAGAAAAGAGGTCGGTGTTTTATGATAAAGTTTAATTTTCGGCAGGCAAGATATTGAAACCATTTTATTTGTATCATGTACAAAGAGAATTAACTAAACTTATATACAGGAGGGTATATTATGAATAATAGAAAACGTAAAAAATGGCTTAAACAGCATAAAAAATATATCAATCCTTGCGAATGTTATGAATTAGATTATACGTTAGCAAAATTTATCTTACCAAGATTAAAAATTTTAAAAAGAGACACCAACGGATACCCAGGAAACAAAGAGATTGATACGTTTGAAAAATGGATAGAAACATTAGATAAAATGATTTTGGCGTTTGAATATATTATCGAGAGAGATAAATGGTGGATAGGAAATCCTAAATACGACTATACATCTGGTATGCATATTAGAAGCGAAGAATGCGATGACGGCAGGTATAAAAAAATAGTCATAGATAAGGACGATTGGGTGTATGACGTAGAAAAGGTACACGACGAAGAAGCAAAAAGAAGGCAGTCTAAAATCGAAGAAGGGCTGTGCCTATTTGGTAAATATTTTCAACATTTATGGTGGTAAATGGATGGCTTAAGCAACCATTAAGATAAGGCTTATGACTATAGTTTGGTCTTGATATTTCTGCAAAATATGGTCGAGAGAATCAGTAGAGAAAAGTATCTTGCTTATAAACTTATAGGAGATTGCGAGTAGTGACGCGCCGCCTGATTCGACAGAAATATCTATTATAAATTTCAGAATTTGAATGTGGAAAAGGAGAATATTAAAATTGAGAACAGATTATTGTTTGAGAAAGATGCTATTAGAGCAGTTGATAAACATACAAAAGATAATGGTCGGCTGGACGATGATATTAGTTGTATTCTTGAAGAAATTACTTCGCCAATTCAAGTTGGCTCAATAAAAATAGAGGATAATCCAATAAAGAAACAGAGACGAATATTATTATTCGAGAATGAGAATCTTGACTTAGAGCAGCGTGGTAACAGATATTATTTATCTCTGTATGATAAGGAAGGAAAATTTCAACGAGAAGTAACTATTGATGTCAAGGACGATTACAAGGTTGGACTTGGGAATGGTAAGTAAAGGAGATTTATGAGGTCAGAGATTAAAAGACGACAATTTTCTGAAAATTATCAATCTTGGTTTTCCCATGATTATGCTTGTTGGGCAAAAAATCACAATGGTTGGAGAAAGATGAAAAAGAAGAATCGTAGATTATTTAAAAAGAAGTATAGAAGAGAAGTTGAGAAAGATATTAATAAAGAATTAAATGATATGTAATAACAGTAAATTCAGGTTTCTTGTGAATATTTAAAGGAGGAATAATAGTGAGTAATCTTACATCAGTAGAAGTTGTAAATATATTGGCTTGTATCGCAATGATGTTCTTTTGGGGGCTACAAATTGAAGCATCTAAGAAAGTACAGAATCTTGCGAAAGTGTTTTGGTTAATTAGTGTAATTGTAGTGTGGATATGTATATTTTTAAGATAATAATTCTGCAATAAAAGAGAGAATATATAAACAAGGAGGTAAGAAAAATGTCGTTTTGGACGTATATTCAAGGTACAATAACGGTTCGTCCTATGGGAAGAACACAGCCTGAGAAAAGATATATTCTTGAGACAGTATTGAATCATTTGCCTAGGGTGACAGGTTCTGAAGGAGATATGGATGTATATATTATTCAGAAGAATGGATATAACAGTTCATGTTCGCGTGATGAATTTGGTGAAGCAACAAATAATTTAATAGACAGGCATGGCAACAAGAGCCGTAAAACAGGATGGTTAAGAACACAGGACGACTATATCCTTGTTGTAAGTGCAGCTTTAAGAGACAAAAAATTTGAAGAAACCTACAGAGAATTTATGAAGTGGTTTGTAAGGCTATGTAAAAGAGTTGGTTGCGAAGATGTTCTTGTAGAAATTAAAGGATATGATAGGTCAACCGTTATTAAGAATAGGAATATTCAGAGAGAAAAGTATTCTTATAAGAGTGTTTTCGATGGCTTATTTGAAGATCCAAGCTGGTGTAATGACAATAAAGATGGATATAAAGAACCGAACTGGTGCGAATTTATGATGTGGGACAGAGCAAAAGATTCAAGTTATCCTATGATGCTTGCTTATAAATATTTCAACGATGAAGAAAATGATAAGGAAGTTGAGAGAAGAATGAATTATAGATGAAATAATATATTGGAGGAAAACAAATTATGAAATTTAAAGGCGATATTATCATAACAGACCCATGTTACATCATTAAAAAGAATAGTGGTGATTGGGGTAAATGTGGGTACGGAGACAATATGAAAGCCCTTGGAATTGAGAATTACTTATGTAGAGATACAATCTATGGTGATTGGTCTTGCACAACATTTAATTCCGATACAAAAGAAGCAATTGGAGAATTTTGTGCTGACGCAGGTATGGTTGCAGTATTTTTACTTGACGAAGTATTAGCATATAATCCAGACTTTGATTTTTATGAAACAAAACCTTGGACGACAACACTTATTAAAGATTTTGATGGCGATATTGAAATAAACATAATTCATATAGAAGGTGTTTATGATGATGATACAGAGTGGCATAGTAAGGGCGATAAATGGGAAGATAATGAAGTGAGAGTTATTGGTAAAGGTAATATTAATTTTGAGACGCATCAGACTGGATTATAAGATGGAAAAGATTAATTTCTAAGTAAATCAATTTTTCAAAGCGAATTTAGCAATATATATAAGAAAAAAGAGGTGGCTATATGAGAGAAACATTAATTGTAGTAGACATGCAGAATGATTTTATTGATGGAACGCTTGGCACAAAGGAAACACAGGCGATCGTATCAAATGTAGCAAAGAAAATTAAGGAATATAAGGATGCTGGTAAACAGGTAATTTTTACAAGAGACACACATCCTGAGAATTATTTAGAGACATATGAAGGTAAACATCTTCCTGTTACTCACTGTGTAAAGAATACTATTGGTTGGCAGATTTCCAATAAGTTAGATTTTGATATTGAGAATGATATTCTGATTGATAAGCCTACATTCGGTTGGTTAAATTGGAAGGACTTTGGATTTGAAAGCGTTGAGATTTGCGGATTATGTACCGACATCTGTGTGGTTTCAAATGCACTTATTATTAGAGCAAATTATCCTGAGATTGATATTACAGTAGATGCAAGTTGTTGTGCAGGTGTCACACCTGATACCCACAAGGCTGCATTAGCAACTATGAAGATGTGTCAGATCGAAGTGATTGGAGAGTAGAATATGATTAAAATTAATGGCGACATTGTAACAATCAATAAGTTCCCAGATGGAACACCAAGAGTAAATATTGATACAAACAACATTGAGGAAGACTCTTATGATGGCTCTCCTTGTATTTGGATTGAATGGATTTATGAGAGCAACGATGAGATGTTTTATTTGATGTTAGTAAGGAAGCATCTTGAAAGATTTTTTACTAATGTGAATTATTATTTGTCTCTTCCATATATTCCTAATGCACGAATGGATAGAGTAAAAAATGATGATGAAGTATTCACATTGAAGTATTTTTGCGATTTTATCAATTGGTTAGGATTTTCATCAGTTTATGTTTTGGATGCTCACAGTGATGTTTCTACTGCATTACTTAATAACTGTGTAAAAGAAAATCCAAAAGAGTATGTTGATAAAGCTATTTCAAAGATTGGTATGAGAAATCTTGTACTTTATTTCCCAGATGCAGGTGCAGCTAAGAGATATTCAGATTTATTCCCTGAGTTACCGTATTGTTATGGTGAAAAGAAGAGAGATTGGAAGACTGGTAAAATCCTTGGATTAGACATTAGAACAAATGGTATTGATTTGAAGGATAAAGCTGTGTTAATGATTGATGATATTATCGCATATGGCGGTTCACTTTATTATAGTGCAGAAGAATTGAAGAAACATGGTGTAACTGAGATTTATGCGTATGCCACTCATACAGAGAATTCAATTCTTGATAAAGAAAAAGGAACATTGATCAAGTCTTTGGAGAATAATACAGTGAACAGATTATTTACTACAAACAGTTTGTTTAATGGTAGTCATGAAAAAATTACAGTTATGGAGGTTTAGAATTATGGATAACACAATGGCTTTATTATTATCAGATACTTATAAACAGTGCCATGATCGTATGTATCCGAAGGGATTAACTAAGTTAGTATCGTATTGGGTGCCTCGAAAATCAATGTTAGAGAATCAGAATGAAATGGTTTTCTTTGGATTACAGGCATTTATCAAAGAATATTTAATGGGATATTTTCAGAAAAATTTCTTCGATTTATCGGAAGATGAGATGCTAACTCTTTATACAGATTCGATGGATGTACAGATTGGTAGAGACAACTATGATTTAGACAAAATTGTAGAGCTTCACAGACTTGGTTATCTGCCACTTGAAATTAGAGCTTTACCAGAAGGAACACTTGTACCAATGGGAGTTCCTTGTATTGAAATTACTAATACGGATGACAAGTTTGCATGGCTTGTTCAGTGGATTGAATGTATTCTTCAGGTAGAATTATGGAAACCTTGTTGTCATGCAACTATTGGTCATATGTATCGTGAGATTGCAGATTATTGGTATAACAAGACAACAGACGGATTGCCTGGAAATATGGCTTGCGCAGATTTTGGCATGAGAGGAATGTCTTGTATGGATGAAGCTACAAGATGTTCAGCATCATGGTTGCTTTCATTTAATAAGACATCTACAATTCCAGCAATTAATTATATTGATAGATATTATAATGCCGATTGTAAAAATAATGGTATTGGAATCGGTGCTGTCTCAACTGAGCATTCTGTAATGGGTGCTAATTTCTCAATTGATGGAGATGAGGTTACGTTTGTTAAGAGGCTTTTAACAGAGTTATATCCGAATACATCATTTAGTATGGTTTCAGATACTTATGATTATTGGAATATGGTAAATAATATTCTTCCACAGTGTAAAGAAGAGATTATGAATCATAATGGAAAGCTCTTGGTTCGTCCTGATAGTGGTGATATTGTAGAAATTTCAGTTAAGACAGTTGAAAGGTTATGGGAGATTTTTGGTGGTTCTGTAAATAGTAAAGGTTATAAGGTATTAGATCCGCATATCGGTATTATTTATGGTGATGGCTGCACACTTTCTAATGTAGAAACTATTTGGAAAGAATTAGAACAGCGTGGTTTCGCAGCTAATAATATTGCTTATGGTGTAGGAGCTTTTTGCTTCACTGCAATCGTTGAAAACGGAAAGATGATTGTTGTTACAAGAGATACTTTTGGCATTGCAATGAAAGCTACATATGGAGTAATTGATGACAAGAAGTTAATGATTTTCAAAGATCCTAAGACAGATACAAGTCACTTAAAGAAATCTCATAAAGGATGTTGCAGAGTATACGATGATAACGGTGAATTAAAGTGTCAAGATCAGTTACTTGAAATGAGTGATAACAGTTTACTTACTACCGTATTTAAAGATGGAGAATTAGTAAGAGAAGACACATTTGCGAATATCAGGAACAGAATGTACGGAGGTAAGTAATGATTAAAATTATTGATGGAGACTTGCTCACTTCGAACACTGATATTATTGCACACCAGGTTAATTGCAAAGGTGCTTTTAATTCTGGTGTTGCAAAAGCAATCCGTGATTATGATGTGCAAGTATATAAAGATTATCATAGTTTTTGTTCGATTAATACACCTGAACAATTATTAGGTTCTGTTAGATATTTTCAGTCTAATATTGACGCAAGAATATATGCAAATTTATTTGCACAAAAATCATATGGCTATGATGGAAAACAGTATACAGATATTGATGCTTTAAGAAAATGTTTTGAAAATTTGAAATCATATGCAGTTTTGGAAAATATGACCATCGCAATGCCATATAAAATTGGATGTGTTTGTGGCGGTGCAAATTGGGAAGAAGTGTATCAAATGATAAATGATATATTTGAAAATTGTAATGTTGAATTATGGAGGCTTGACAAAGGATGAGTAATTTTGATGCTAAGAAAGTAAAGAATGAGATCGTAGAGTGGATCAGAAATTGGTTTGAAGAAAAAGGGAAAGATTGTAATGCAGTAGTTGGGATTTCAGGCGGCAAGGACTCAAGTGTTGTAGCTGCTCTGAGTGTAGAAGCTCTTGGACAAGATAGAGTAATTGGTGTACTTATGCCGAATGGAGAACAGTCGGATATTGATATGGCTAGAAAACTTGTTGAATTTTTAGATATCAGAAATTTTGAGGTGAATATCAAAGATGCAGTATGTGGTGTATTAAATAATCTTCCTTTTAATGGATATGATATTTCCGAACAGACTGTCACAAATCTTCCTGCACGTATCAGAATGGCAACTTTATATGCAGTCAGCCAGTCTATGAATGGTCGTGTTGCTAATACGTGTAATCTTTCCGAAGATTGGGTAGGTTACGCCACAAGATATGGTGATGCTGCTGGTGATTTCAGTCCATTATCTCAGCTTACAGTAACAGAGGTTAAAGCTATTGGTCGTGAACTAGGGCTTCCGTCAGAATTAGTTGATAAGACGCCTACTGATGGTCTTTGTGGAAAAACTGATGAAGACAACCTTGGATTTACTTATGCTGAATTAGATGCATATATCAGAGATGGAATTGAACCGAGCGATAAAGTAAAAGCTAAGATTGATTCAATGCATGAGAAAAATCTGTTTAAATTACAGCCTATGCCGACATTTAAATACAAAGTCTGAAACAACGTACTATATGCAAAGGAATAAAAAAAGAGGTAAAAATTATGTTATTTTGGTTATGTTTAGTTGTATTAATTGTAGGAATTGGATTAGTAACGGTTGGAAAGATGGAGTGGTTTGATACTAGAAATGAAAATAAGTTAAGAAAATTTCTATATCAGAATGATGACACAATTAAATGTTCTGGTTGGGTTACTGTTGTAGCAAGCGGAATTACAATGGCAATTATGGTTATTGCCATTGTTTATAATTATATTGGTGTTAATGCTCAAGTAGAAAAATCTAAAGAACGATACAATGCAATTATATACAAGGTAGAAAGTGGTGCTTGTAGAGACGAATTTGGGTTATTAAATAAAAAAGTAATTGATGAGATTCAGGATTGGAATGAGAGTGTAACATATAATAAAAATATTCAGGAAGATTTTTGGGTTGGTATTTTCATTCCCAATGTATATGACCAATTTGAAATTATTGATTACGCAAAATATGGGAGAGAATAATATAATGTCAGATTTATATGTATATTTAATTCGTTCTCGTAACAAGGATAATAAAGATATTCCAAATTTCAAGGAACGAACTGAAACAATCCTTGAGTACAGAGAGAATGAAGATAAAGTAACTGAGGTTTTTAAGGAATTTGCAGCCAAAGGGCTTCCGGGCGAACAAACAAGACTATATAGGTCAGTAAATTCAAGAAATGAAGAGAAAATCAGAGAAGAGTTGATTATTCGTTTGTTGAAAGACAAGCTGAGTATGACTCAATTAAATCGCACTTTAGTTTCAGTTGCGCAGCAGGTACAAAATCGTGATGAGAGTAGGTGGTTGTTTGATTTTGATGTTGATGACAAAGAATTGCTTGATCTATTTAGAATTGATTTGGGATTATTAGGTATTCACAATTACTGTCACAAGACTCAACATGGTTATGCCGTAATTGCAGGGCATGGATTTGATACAAGAGAACTGATGGAGAAGTGGAAGGATTATGACATTACATTGAAAAAAGATGGTCTGTTGTTTTTGGATATGATAACGAATAAATAAGAATTTGTCACGAATATTACATAAAAACCGTGACAAATAAAAGACTCACTAAGATAAAAATAGGAATGATGGAGAGGGAAAATCTCAAGAAATTATCATGACAGATGATGACTACTTAATTAAGAAAAATCTCGTACCATTTGAAGAGAAATGGCTTACAGCAATTAGTACACAGTATGGATGTCCGCAGCACTGCCAGTTCTGTTTAGTACCGGAACTATGATTTCACGGCAATCTTTCCGCAGAAGAAATGTGGGAGCAGCTTGAGTTTGTATTTAGTCAACATCAACAGGTTACTAAGAGTGACAAAATTAAGGTTGGCTTTGCCCGTATGGGAGAACCACAATATAACTGGAAGAATATTTTACAGGTAATGAGAGATATGAAGACTTATAGAGAAGGGTTTACTTTCTTGCCATGTTATAACACAATTCTTCCTAAAGTAAAAGTGTTTGGTAAGAGTCCGGTTGATGTTTTGAAAGACGAAGTTATGTCTGTAAAAGAGTATCTTGATGGATTTATGCATATTCAGATTTCAACTAACAGCACAAATGAAGATGAAAGGAAATATCTGTTTGGCGGCGCTGATGTTGTAACTATTGAAGAGATGAAAAAAGAATTCAATAATATGCCGAATAACAACAGACTTATTACTTTGAATTTTATTTGCGGAACAGGATGGGAACTCGATCCAAATAAGTTATACGGTCTCGACCCAAATGTATTCTGTGTAAAAATCACACCTCTTAACACTACAACAGCTACTAAGGAACATGGTCTTGAGGATGCAATTCAGTGGAATTGGGAGAATATGAACAAGATTAAGGAAAAGGTTGAGAGCTGCGGTTTGAAAGTGGTTGTAGATGTAGCTGCAAAAGCAGAATTACCTTTATGTTGTGGAAATCTTGTTCAGGATTATAAAAATAACAAAATTGGAGGGTGAATATGGTAGAAAATATAATAATATGGTTAACCTTAGCTTGTTTTGCATTTATATTTATTTGCATTTTAAGCATTATGGATCACAAAGAGAAAGCAAAAGTAGAACGCATTGCTAAAGAGGAGTTAGCTAACGGAATAGAAAATAGGTGGGTCGTTACTGGATTTTATTTTTGTATTTATATTGACCATGAAAATGAAAGATATTATTTAAACAAAGATGGTAATTTTTATACTTCAGATGTAAATGCAGAAGAGTACTTTTTTAAATCAAAAGAAGATCAGATAGAGTATATAAAATTACATAAAAACGAAATAAAGGAAAAATATCCAGGAGCAAAAATAGAGTCGCGTATAATAAGAAAATGCATTGGCAGATGTAAAGTCTTAGAAGTTGTTTAATTACAGAAGGAGATATATGAATGTCAAAATATTCTGGAAAATGTGATGTGTATGATTCATTAGTTGAAATACATAAATATACGGATGATGAATTAAAAAATAATGTAAAAATATATAAAGGAGACGAGTTATTAAATATTTCGTGTAAAAAGGATTTAATACCATATTATCCCTATATCATTACGTGTGCATTGCATGACAACAATGGTCACAACGCAATTATACATATCACAACAAAATCATACGTTGATATTGAAGAAGAACAGTATTTAAATATGCAGCTTGAAGTAGCATTAAAAGAATATAGAAAATCAAAGAGAAAAAAAGCTCCTTTTAATAAGGAAGAAACTCTTTCAAAAATGTGTATATATCGAGATATAGATGATTCATGTAAGCAGATTGTAGATAGAGTTGATAAGTATGGGAACAAGGCAAATATAGATGGGATACATGCTAATTTTTTTAAATATTACAGAGAAAATATGATTGAATGTATGATAGAAAATGATATTAACCCTGTTGATTATGGATATGGTATATATATGTAGAGGTATTAACCATAAAGCTCATTCGCCAAGCGGTAAGGCACTGGATTTTGATTCCAGCATTCGCAGGTTCGAATCCTGCATGGGCTGTTAAAAAAAATATTATAAGGAGACAATTTATGTATAAACAGATTATTATTGCAAGAAAAGATATCATGACTCCGGGAAAATTAGCTGCACAAGTATCTCATGCTTCAATGGCTTTTTTGACATGCATGGTTAGAAACAATTCGAAAAGAGTTGTTAACGAGCAAATAAAAAGGTCGTATATGTACAATTTACATCACAGATATGTTCACCCGGATTTAGATAGATTCGCTAAAGAAGCAACAGAAGAAGGATGTGGATATTTTTATTATAAGCCCAAAGATAGCACAAAACCTTCAGGAGAAATGGTTCGCTGCACAGAGTTAACAACAAAAGAGTATAATGTAAATTTTACAATAGATAAAGATTTGTACGACAAATGGATAAATGGAGAGTTTATAAAAGTTGTTCTTGGTGCTAAGAATAGAAATCAGCTACTAAAAGCTAAAATTATGGCTGAAGATCTTGGTATGATTGAAGGCAAAGATTTTTTCTTGATACGCGATAATTGCCACACTGAATTAGAACCAGAAGAAGTTGATGAAAATGGAGTTGGAAGGACTTTAACTTGTATTGGTTTTAGACCTATGGAATCAGAAATTATTGATAAGATAGGTAAAAAGTATCATCTATATATATAATAAATGTAATACTCGTATGATGAAAATACAATTTCATTGCAAAGATTGGAGGGGTTAAATGGTAACTATAGATGATATGCGTAAAGCTGAATTGCATAAAGATAAACAAATGGAAAAATGTAATTATTGTACAGAGTCATCTCCAACAGGTAGGTGTTTCTGGAATTTACAAGCGTGCAGGACGCCATATTGTAAAGAGGCGATCAAAAATATGACAAAAAATAAAAGGAGTGTACGTTTATGGGATTAGATATGTTTTTATATAGAGCAAATAAATATTCAGACAATATTTCTGCAAAAGAACTATCAAACATCAATAGTTATTTAGAGTGGAATAATGGATATAGCACCAAATGTTCATTGCAAGAATACTGCGAAGTAAGCGAAGACGATCTTAATATTGGTTTAGTAAATAAATATGGAAAAGATTTTGTAACAAGGTATTCAGAATTGGATAAAGAAAAAAAATACGGATGGAATAGTATTTTTGAAGAAATAGCATATTGGAGAAAGGCTAACAGTATACATAAATGGTTGGTTGATAATGTTCAGGGAGGCACTGACGATTGCGGATATTATGAGGTTACAAAAGACAAGTTAGAGGAATTATTTAAAACATGTAACAAGGTGTTGGATAATTCTAAACTTATATCTGGCAATGTTAAGAATGGTGAGGAATATAAAGATGGAAAGCTACGCGCTATTATAGAACAAGGAATGGTTGTAGAGGATTCTACTGTAGCAGAGCAACTACTTCCATGTAGTTATGGATTTTTCTTTGGTAGCGTTGAGTATGATCAATGGTATATAGATGATATAAAATACACTGCAGATGTTATTGAAAAGGCGCTTAAAGAAACTGATTTTGAAAATCAAATGATTATTTATTCAAGTAGCTGGTAAAAAAATACTAGACATAACTATTTTTACAGTATATGATCTCTTCATAAAATAAATAAAGATAATTTTTTTTCAAATCATCAATGATAATTAACTAAAAAGGAGTGAATATGAAAACATTTTTTAAAAGATGCATTCTTTTTGTATCAATAATTTTTATATGGTATTTGTGCTCAAAAAACGCAAATCATTTATTCGTTCCAGATCCAAAAGATGTTTTTAATGATTTAATGATTTTGGTAAAAAACGGACAAATTTTTATAGCAATAAAGTATTCATTTCTTAGGGTGTTGATAGCAGCGATTATATCTGCTGCTATAGCAATACCGGTTGGACTGCTGGTATATAACGTCGGTTTGGCTAGAGATATATTAAATCCGATAATAAATGTCATGAGATATTTGCCAGTAACAGCGTTTTATCCGTTATTAATCATGTGGTTCGGAATTGACGAAACAATGAAGATTTCATTTTTATTTATTGCGACATTTGTATATATGATGCCATCAGTTCTGCTTTGCTTAGAAGAAGTCAACCAAGATTTAATTGATACAGGTTTGACAATTGGAATGAGTAAGTTACAGACAATTTATAAAATACAAGTTCCTGCAACATTACCTAGCATATTAAATAGTTTTATTATGATGTTCGGCATAGGTTTTACATATCTTTCTGTTTGCGAAACTGTTAATGCAAAATATGGATTGGGATATATAATACAGCAATCATCGGCAAGAGGAAAGACAGACATGGTATTTATGGCAATTATCGTAATAGTTTTAATAAGCATTGTATTTGATTATGTTTCAAAGAAAATTGTAAGAACTGTATTCAAGTGGAGATATTTAAATGATAACAATAAATAATTTATATACGGGATATGAAAAAAGCAAGCCTCTGCTAACTGATTTCAATTATGTATTTGAAAATAAAATCTATGGAATTCTTGGAGAATCAGGATGTGGAAAAACAACTTTGCTCAGGACAATAGCAGGTCTTATTAAACCGTTATCTGGTGAAATAATTATTGACGGCAATAAAGTAAAAAATGCAAGTAACAATAATGTGTATATGATGCATCAGAATTACACATCGTTTGACTGGCTTACTTGTATAGAAAATGTTGTTATAGCAAGAAAAGTAAATCAAAAAGTTACCAATAAAGATTATCAGAATGCAAGAGAATTTATCAAACATGTTGGTCTTGAAGGATATGAAGATAAATATCCCAAACAATTATCCGGAGGTCAAAGGCAAAGATTAGCGCTTGCAAGAACTTTATTTGCTAATCCACAGACAATTTTGATGGATGAGCCATTATCTGCTCTTGATGAAACTACTAGGCATGAGATGCAAGATTTAATAGTAGCACTGCATAGAGGCTCTAAAAACACAATAATTATGGTCACACATAGTAAAAATGAAGCAAAAAAAATGTGTGATGTGATTATAAATTTATAAAAAAAATGGAGGAAAAAACAAAATGGGAAAATTTAAAGACCTTTTCGTTGAAGAGGTGAAAGAACAGGATGATTGTGGTGTGCAATTCGAAGAAGAACAGGATATAGAAGTTAATTTCGATGTCGGCACTGAAAATATCATCGAAGATATCTATGAAAAAAATGAGCTTTCAGACAGAGGCAAGTCAATATATAAGATTGAAGATCTTATCAATTCATTGCCAGAGGAGATGGTGACGGAAACGAAGAAAAATACAGTTAAATCAACACTTGGGGTGTTTGGTCTTACTGTACAGGAAGTTTGTGACGACGGAGAAAAAAGAAAGAATGTATTAAAGCATGTGTTTAGTGAAATCAATGATGAAAATGTCAAGGTTATTGACCAGGCAAGTACTAGAATCGAAGAACTAAAAATTGAAATTCAGGAAAAACAAAAACTTATCGAAGAGTGCAACCAAAAGATCGACAGTACATACACAGGCATCTCAGAAGAGATTGATAAAATTGACAGATTAATTAGTTTTGTAGGAGGAAATGAAGAATAATGGAATTATCTAAATTAATTTTTATTGTTGTATTAATTATTATCGTATTGATTTTCATTCTTTTCCCTGATGCAAGAGCTTTATTAAAAGCGTTTGGGCATTTATTTGTAAAAGATATGGCTACAACTCCTAGTGGTGCAGAGGCAATTTATAATACAGAAATTAACAAGGCTCAAGACGCATATAACAAAGCTGATGATGCATATAAGAGAGCAGCTGGAAAGCTTAGTAATGCAAAAAAAGATTTGGCAAACTCAAAAACAAAACTTTCTAAAGTCGAGTCTGAGTGTGAAGCACTTGTAAAAGCCGGAAAAATGGATATGGCACAGCTCAAATCAGATGAGCGTGGCGAAATCAAATCAGATATTGAGAGATACGAGACGCTTATTGCAGCATATGAGAAGGCAACAAAGGCAGCAAAAGAAGCACAGGAATTGTGTGAACACAACCTCAGAAGCCTTAAAAGAGAAAGTAAAGAAGTTGTTGAAAATATGAAAGTTAACGAGCAGTTAAAAGATGTCTATGACGATATGGATGATATTAAAAATATTACATCCAACGACAAAATGATTGGATATATCAGAGATAAAAATAAAGACCTCGATGCATTAGTTGAGGGTTCTAGAGTTGTCTATGAAAATAAAACGTCTACAAAGCTTAAGAGAGCAGAAGATGAGGCTAGAAAAACTCAGAATGACGACTATCTCGAAAGCTTAAAGAAAAAATATAATAAATAAGAAAGAGGTAATAGGAGAATGAGAAGTACAAGAAGATTCAGATTAACAAAAGCATCTAAAATTTTAATTTTTATTTTAGTTGTAGCATTGCTCGGTGGAGGAGTCTTTGCAGGATTGAAGACTGGTGTTGTAAAAACAAATTCTGATAAAAAAGAATCTGTTAGTGAAAATAAAAATGATTATAACGACAACAACAACACCATCTCTGCTGATGAAGATGGAAATGTTATCAATACAGATAAGTCAGATGATAAAACAATTAACATTTCTCTTGATGAATGGATCGGTTAAAACTAGCCCCTGTACATTGGTGACAATGTGCTTGAACTCCTTTGAATTGCTGGAATAGGAATAATATTCCGACCTAAAGCCAATTACGCTACAACATAGAGATGAAACAAGCTCAAGTGTGAAAGCTATGAAAATAGAAAAAAGTTAATTGGATGACATATGCTGAAATAAAAGCGTTATATAACGTGCTAAGTGTCTTAATAATGGATAATCAGCAGCTAAGCCTCGAATAGAGGAAAGTTCAACGACTAAGAGCTTTTAAATTCGTTAAAGCCTGTGGAGGAGCATCTTAAATAAGATGGTGATATAGTCTAATCTATAGTGAAAGCTATAGTGTCGTAAGGATAGGATATTTTATTGAGTTGTTATAAAGTAATAGCTGTGAAAAAATTTATTTATAAAATTCAGAATAAGATAAACGGAAAGATATATATAGGACAGACAAATAATTTAAAACGTAGAATACAAGAACACAAACATGATAGGCGGATGAATCATCCGATACATAATGCAATAGAAAAATATGGTTTTGATAATTTTGATATTTCTCTTCTATACTATGGTGAAAATTATAATTATGAAGAAAAGAAATATATAAAGTTATTTAAAAGTAATTGTAAAGAATTTGGATATAACATAACAGACGGAGGACAGGATAGCTCAGGCGAAAATAATCCTCAAAGCAAGTTAAAACAAAACCAAGTAGACAGCATTATAAAAGATTTGTTTGAAAATAAGTTATCTCTGCAAGATATTGCCAATAAGTATAACACCACTATTAAAACAGTAAGAAATATTAATACAGGAATATCATGGAAAAATAACGAATTAACATATCCAATAAGAAAACCATTAGTAAAACCTATAGACGAGAATAAAGTAGATGAAGTAATTAATTTATTAAAAAATTCGGATATGTCATTAGAAGAAATTGCAATAATGCATAAAATTAATGTTAGCGTTGTCTACGGAATAAATAAGGGTGTGTCTCATAAAAGAAGTTATGAAAATTATCCAATAAGAGATATTACATTAGAAAAAAAGATAAGAAGAGATAAGATAATTAATTCTTTATATACTGAAAAAGATTTGAGTATAAAAGAGATTGCTAAAAAATACAATATGACATTCGGGCAGATATATAGAATTAATAAAGGAGAATCGTGGTATGACGATTCAATAAAGTATCCTATAAGAAATACGACAACCGAGCGTAACGAACTCGGTCAATACAAATGTGGAAAGAGATTATTGACTCAAATGGTGGATTGACAACACAACCAGGTTCTATTTACGACAAGCTAGGTATTAATGTAAATATTAGTATTATCAATGATGCAACGCAGTCAAGTAATGCGCTTATAAGTGGAAGCTTGGACGCAGCAGGATATACCGTTAATAGAACAGCATTTTTATCTAATAAATTTTCAGAAGCAGGTGTAGACGTTGTAATGCCATACATCACTAATTTCTCAAATGGTGGTGATGGAATTATTGCAAAATCTAGTATTACATCTGTTACAGACCTTGTAAATGCTAAAATTGGCGTTCCGCAATTTTCAGAGGCGCATTCATTAGTTGTATGGTTTGTAAATCAGTCTGACTTAACAGAGGAAGAAAAGCAGCAGATTATTAATAATCTTATTTTCTTCGAGACTCCTGACGAAGCTGCAAAAGCATTCTTTGCAGGACAGATTGATGTAGCAGCAACATGGGAACCTTATTTAACTCAGGCTCAGAATATGTCTGATGCACATATATTATTTAGCACTGCTAGTTCTTCAAGTTTAATTATGGATGGAATTTTATTCAATAAAGAGTTTGTTGATAAATATCCGGAAGTTGTAACTGCTTTTATTGATGGAGCATTACAGGGTGCAGATTTATATGAAACAGATATGACATCTATTAAAAAAGTAATGCCTATGTTCTCTACGTCATCAGACGAAGACATTATTTCTAACTGTCAGTCTGCAAAACTTATGACATATGCAGATAATATGAATGTACTTAACGGAACGGCAAAATCCATTTATACAAGCATGTGCGATGTTTGGTCTTCAGTAGGAGAGAGTGTAAATAAAGACGCTGTTGATGATATTTTTGATGACACATTAATATCTACGCTTGCATCAAAATACGATCAGAATGACGTCACTGAAACAGATGCTAATGTAACTATAACAGAAGAAAATAAGCAGGAAGCAATAGATGCAGAAGCCTTATTACAGAAATCTGCGACAGTTAATTTCATTGTTAGCACTGCTAAATTCACAGATGCAGCAGAGGCAACTCAGACACTCGATGAATTTATTGATATTGCAAAGGTATTAGACGGAACAATTATTGAGATTGCAGGAAATACAGATCCAAATCCTGACATTGACCCGGATGATACAGCAAATAAAATGCTTTCGCAGCAGAGAGCTGAAACTGTAAAGCAGTATTTTGTTTTAAATGGTATATCTCCAGATAGAATAGTAGTTGTAGGAAATGGTTCTAGTAATCCGGTTGTAGATAATGATACACCTGAGCATAGGGCTATGAATAGAAGAACAGACGTGTCATTCAAATGTCTTGAAAGGGAATAAAAAATGTATATTACAATTGATGTATTTGCATTATTCATAATGTTATTTATCGTGTTTCTAATTGGTTTTTATATTGGAATTAGAAACAGAAAATGTAAGTAATTTTATAGCCGTACATAGTGTCAGAGCTATGTACGGTATTTACAAATAAGGAGAGGCAAAAATGAAAACAAAAGCAAAAAAATTAGTAAAACTATTAAAAGAAAATAATATGAAAATTTCAACAGCAGAATCATGTACAGGAGGAATGATTGCTTCAAATATCGTAAGTGTTGAAGGCGCATCAGAGGTGTTTGAAAATGGATATGTAACATATTCTAACGAGGCTAAAAGCAAAATGATATGTGTTAATAAAGATATTATTAATCAATTTGGTGTTGTTAGCGAAGAGACCGCAAAGGAAATGGCGCAATGTGTTAGCACAATTGCGGAAACAGACGTTTCTATTGCTATTACTGGATATGCAAGTAAAGTTGACTATGACGATGTCTATAACATTGGGGATGTATTTATAGCAATTTACATCAAAGGTCAAATGTATGTAATAAAAACATGCATTGACGATTTCAAATATAATGAAAACTCTGAAAAAATGAGAAATGAAATTAGAAAAACAGTTACAAAGATTGCAATCAAAGCTACCTGTAATTTGTTGTGTGAATTAACAGAAATATCTGATACGAGGTGGCAAAATGAAGAATGCAAAATTAACGGAACAAGTTTCTGATGAATTAAAAGAGTATATTGAAAGCAATCCGAATGTAAATTGGCTTGAAATATTAAATCATCTAACGATAAAATTCGTTTCTTGTGATAGAAGTGATTTTATTAATATATACAATAAGTTTGTTTTTGGTGGGAATTTTACGGAGGACGCTGAATGAAAAATATTATCAATATAATTATGGGAATAATTATCTCTTTAATATTCATGTTTGCTATTATCGCAGTATTTGGAATAACTTGGATTACTAGCTGTGGCATTGTTGTAGTTATATGTAGGTTTGTTTTTGGAGTAACTTATACATACAAGATGCTCATTGGCGGAACATGCTTATGGCTATTTTGTGGGATTATTATAAGCGCGTGGAATGATGATTTTGGAGGCTAATTCATGAAAGAAAAAATGGCAGCATTTATTATAACTATTATAATTTTTATAATTATTATGTTTGTCAATAAAACAATTTTTGAAGTGGTTATATCATCTGATATGCCTGAGTGGTTAAAATATATGATTTTAAGATAATAGTAAGGGTGGTTTATATATGTATCAAAATTGTTGTAAGAAATGTGGAAGTATATCATTACATGCAGAAGTAAAAGGAAATAATACCGGTTTATATTGTGATGATTGTGGTGTATGGATCAAATGGCTAGGTAAAGATGAGTTAAGAGCATTCGAACATTCTATGAGAGAAGCTACAAAAAATGAAAGAGAGTCAGTTAGCGAATACATTAAAAGTATAAGTAAGCCAACAGGCGTAAGTTTTTCTGAACAATCTATCGTCGATAGATTACAACGTTTTCTTGAGTTCTTAGACAAAACTATTGATAAAGAATATGAAAAAGTTGCAATTTCAAAAGAAGATATAATAAGAAAAAATGCTTATTGTATGGTTCTTCAAAAAGATAAATTGGCTATTGAAAATATTTTATATGGCAAGGAGTTTGACGCTAAAAGCTGATGTAATTAACCGTATAAAATTAAATTGTTATTGAAATAAATATTAAGAAAATTGAGGTGTTTATATGGATATTAAGAGATATTCAAAACTCATACAATACAAAAGCGAATTAGACCAGGCATGGAAAAGATGCAATCCAGTAGCATTATATAATACAGATTATGACGCTACATTACAGCAAGCAAAATTAGATGGCTATAAGGTGCTTAGAAATTCTAAAGGTGAGCATAAGTTGATTGATAAAACCAATGGAAAGCCTAGTACAGCCGAGGTATTTAATGAGTTATTTAGCGGAATATTTGGAGAATAATGACACTATTAGATATTGCTAAAATAATAAAAGATTTTCCAATGCATATAACAAGAGATAAAGAAGCATACGCATATATTAACAATGATACATACAGAATCAATAAAATTAAATATGTAGATGGAGAGCCTGTTGGTTTTTACTTAGAATTTATACATCATGAGTAGCTACTAATTCACGCTACTCATTAATTATATGGAGGTTTTATGGATAACTATTGGAATAGGAAGGTCGAACTTACAGCAAGAGCTAAGTCGCATACAAAGCTTATGGAAGATAAGTATAAAGATGAGATTGAGATGGCTATAAATAATACAGTTATTTTTGATAAGTTTGAAGATGAAGTAAATAATATTAAAACAAAATATACAAAAATTTCTGTATTAGATACAGATTCTGTTGGTGCCATATTTGCAAAACAAAATGGAAGTAAAATTGCGGTATTAAATTTTGCATCATATAAAAACCCTGGTGGAATGTTTATAAATGGATCTAGCGCACAAGAAGAGTGCCTGTGTCATGCAAGCTTTTTATATAATGTATTATTAAGCTTTATAAAAACATTTTATGAACCAAACAAGCTTAGATTGAACAAAGCTTTATATAACGACAATCTGCTGTATTCAAAGGATATAAGATTCTTTTTAAATAAATCGTCAGCTATATGTGATGTAATAACATGCGCAGCTCCAAATGCTGGTGCAGCCAGAAAATATGCAAGAGTATCAGAATCGGAAATAAACAATGCATTATTAAGCAGGTGTGATAGTGTATTATACGCTGCTTATAAAAATAATGTAAAAACTCTTATATTAGGTGCGTTCGGGTGTGGTGTTTTTTGTAACAATCCAGAGACCGTTGCAAAGATATTCAAAAATTTGCTAAGTGGTAAATACAGCGGAGTATTCGATGAAGTAGTTTTTGCCATACCAAAATCCAGCAAAAATAATAATATTGAAGAATTTTCAAAGGTATTTTGTAGCGACTTAGGAAAGGACGGTGAATAAGTAAATGGTTTACATTACAGGCGATACTCATGGCTCATGGATAAATAGATTGTGTTCGTTTACTTTCCCCGAAGGAAGAGACATGAATAAAAATGATTATGTGATTATACTTGGTGATTTTGGCATATGGGATAACTCAAATCATGAAAAGTATGCGCTTGATTGGTTAGATGACAAGCCTTTTACGACACTATTTATATCTGGAAATCATGATAATTATGATATATTAGACAACCTTCCTATTGAAGAATGGCATGGAGGAAAAGTTAATTATGTAAGAGATTCTGTTATACATCTAATGCGAGGACAGATTTTTAACATAGAAGATAAGTCATTTTTTACATTTGGTGGTGCATCATCACATGATATTTCTGACGGGATTTTAGATGTGAATGACCCTGATTTCAAAGAAAAGAAGAAAAAGCTTGACATGAACCCGTATTCGCTATATAGGATCGATCATAAAACATGGTGGAGCAGAGAACTTCCTAGCGAAAATGAAATGTTAGAGGGAGTTAAGAATCTTAAAATTCATAATAACAAAGTAGATTATATACTCACACACAGTCCATATACATCAATATTAAGTGTGATGGACGGTAATAGTGGCTTGTATAAGTCTGATGTTCTTAGTGATTATTTACAAAATATAAAACAAACAGTAGATTATAAGCATTGGCTATTTGGGCATATGCATGTAAATGAAAATTACTACTTTGATAGGTCTACATGTATTTATGAACAAATTATTAGGATTATATAGCTCCATATAATACGGAGGAAAATTATATGATGAACGCAAATGATTTCTTAAACAGAGTAGTAGATTGCATAAACGAAATGCAGTCAGATTTTGTAGCTAAGCCAGTCATTATTAATAATGATGGAAAAACAGAATATCTTATAAGTACTGATAATGCAACATCAAGCGGTGTTGCATTTAATCTAACAAGAATATTTTTATATGAAAAATATTGGGATTTGGATAAAATTAAATCAGTATCTCAAACTATAGTAGACGACATAAGTAGAAATAAGATAAATACAGATACATTTATATCAAGAAAAGTAATAGAAAAAGGTGTATATTTCTTTGTAAATGGCAAAAATACCGAACAAAATATAGATAATCTTGTAAAAAGGAAATATCTTGGTCTTACGATAACATATAAAGTGGAAGTAGAAATAAATAAAGTGAAGTATTGCTATGCCATTCAAAAATGTCTTGCTGATACTCTTGGATTTACGGAAGAAGAATTGTTTAAGTTGGCACTCAAGAATACAGAAAGAATTGTTGGTGTAAATATAGGAATCTTTAACACTGAAAAAATACAGTCAGAATGTCAAATGTATTTAATAACATCAAAAGATTTTAAAAATGGTTCAGCAATAATTATGTGTAACAATGTTTTGGAAAATTTATCGGATTTTATGAACGATAGTTTATTTATTTTGCCAAGTTCTGTTGATGAGTTAATTGTTGTTCCATACGGAGTATTCAGCGATTGTCCTGAATACTTATTAGAAACAGTAAAACAGATTAATAGTGCTATGGATAAGAATATTGTATTGTCTGATAACATTTTTATTTATGACAGAGAATTAAAAAATGTAAGAATATGGAAGGGGAAGGAGTAATAGTGCAAATAAGGGCAGATGGTGATGGAAGGGCGTTACTTTCAATGGCAGTAAACGAATTTAATTCCTATGGATTTAAAATTGCAAATACTCATAATTTTAACGTAAATAAGCCTGTTCATAAAACAAAATATTATATTACGTATGACATTAATTTTGCAAATATTCTTTATGATGACGTTATATGTGCTTATGGCGATTCTGAATATAGCAGTAGAGAGAAAACAGCGTATCTTAATATAAGAATAACTCATAGATACAAGGAGACTTTTACAAGAGAAGTAAATATATTGGCATCAAATATTACATAACAGAAAGGTAAATGCAATATGTTTGGAGTTATATTTTTTACAATAATTATTATTTTGGTATGTCTGTCTGGTATAAAGTCATCATTACAAGATTCCATACTAAGTAATAATACACATGAACTTCATGGTATAAAATATTATTACGATAGCAGACATCGCACATATGTTAACGGAAAGCAGGTAATAATAACACTATATGATATAACCGATGCTAGGACTGGAGATGTGCTATGGAGTGCTCTCGAAGAGAAGAAAGCTAAGTTATATGAAATAACGCATGATAGCGACGACTTTAAAATAAGATATAATCCAAGAGTGAGTGCTGATTTTGGTATATGGGATGTAAAAGCAGGAAGATTTTTAGCAAAAATTGCTGCCGAATACACTATTGCCGGAAGCAAGGTAGAATTTAAATATTATAAATATTATTGGAAGGACAACGAAACGTTAGCAAAATTGGCGAAAGAATGTGGGCATCCAGAATATGTGGCTAGAGATGCAGCATATTTAAGCTGTGATAATAGAGTAGAAATAACAAAAGAGGAGTACTTTACTTTGCATAAGTTAAGCAGTGTTGATGGCGACATATTTATAGGAAGAGATTTTAGAAAGGTTGATTATTTATGAGAGGACGAGATGAACAGTTCAAAATTATGCTAGAAAAAGAAAAAAAGAGGAATGAAGACTATCCATCGTGGATAATGGAGTATTTCCTGTATATGCAGCAGAACAAAAGTCCGACTACTGTGTGTCACTACATAAGCTATCTCAGAAGATTCATTGATTATTATGCAGATAGTCTAGGGAAAAACATAAATGAATTATCCAACAATGATATAAAAAATATAACTACGATTTTTATAGATGAGTACTTTATTGATTTGAAAAATAAAGAAATCAATAATTCTGCATCTCTTGGAAAGCTTAGTCCAATAACCCAGTCTACGTATTATAACGCTATTCTGGGCTTTTTTAAGATGCTTAAAATGCGTAATTACATAGTTGAAGACCCATTTAGTGAAAAAATTGCCAAACCAAAGGTAAAACAGGCTGAAAACGTCGTATACATGACGAAAGATGAAATAGATATTTTATTAGAAAGAATTGAGGTATGTATAATTAGAGCGAAATCTGCAAAGAGTAAAAAGAAGCTTTTAATTGCATATGAAAAAATGGTTCTAGTACTTATATACTTATCAACTGGAATACGAAAAAGTGCTCTTACATATGTAAATATGGAAGATGTATTTCTTGAAGATGGATATTTTATTGCAACAGACAAAGAAGATAAAACAAAAAAATATTTTTTGTCTGATGGTATTATTAATTATTTTAAAATATATCTTAAGTATAGAGAGATATATGTAAAATATGATTCACCAGCAACATTTATATCTTCAAATGGTACAAGAATAAATCCGGCAACAATAAATAATTATATTAACGAACTAACAGACAACATAAAAGGAAAGAAGATAACTCCGCATAAATTAAGACATACCTTCGGTGAAAATCTGTATCTTATTACAAAGGATATCAATCAGGTTGCCGATGCGTTAGGGCATTCTGGGTTGGGGTCGGTTAGAAAATACGTTGCTGTCGATGAAGAGAGCAGAAAGGAGTCAAATATGATAATGTCAAAATTTGTTGGTGTATAAATAAAAAAAATAGGAGATTAAAAAATAATGGAAGTTTTAACAAAGAAAACTGAAATCAAAAGAGGGGATGTATATTATGTAGATTTAGCAAAATCAAATAAATTTCCGCACAATCAGAGTGGAAGAAGACCTGTAATTGTGATGTCAAACAATAAAAATAACAAAAATTGCGACTATATCAACGTAGTTCCGTTGACTCATTGTGTAAAAAGGTCTTTTTTACCAACACACGTAACCATATCTGTTGATGATTGTAGCTTTTTAAAATGCAATAGCCAGTTCTTAGGAGAACTATATCAGCCAATTGGAAAAGAAGATTTTTATGAGGAAAATTACCTGGGGCATATAGAAAATGGTGACTTGATGGAAAAATTTGGAAATGCTATAATGAATCATATATCTAATTGAAAGGATATGGTGAATTATATGTTTAATGAGCTAGTTAAATATGATTTTATTAACACAATAAATGGTGATAATTTAAAAGCACTTTATATTGGATTATTTAACAGAACAGAAGAATATGAGTCGTTTATAAATAAGGATGTTGCAACATTAAATTTGTCTGAAATAATTGAATGCTGTGTTTTAATGGTTAAAAATGATAATGTTTTTATAAACGCAACAAGCTTAAGGGCAAAAATTTATAGACTGGGTGCGTATTCAAAATGGTATAAAGAAAAATTTCCAGAGCATCCGGCAGGATGCTATACAGAATTAAGAACAGAAGATTATAATATGATCCTTAGCAATACACAAAAAGATTTGACTGAATTAGATGTTAAGGATTTTACAGAACATTTAAATTATAATCAAGATAAGTTTTTAATATCGGCTCCATTTTATGGGTTAGGTTCAAGAGATATAACCGACATACTATATTTAAAATGCTCTGATTTTGATTTTAATACTAATACAGTAAGATTACAAACAAATGACTGTTTAGAACTTCCTGAATATGTAATGGAATTTGCAAAGGGAAAGGCTGATGTAACATTACAAAGTGACAGCTATTTTATAACTAAAGTATGGAAAGGAGTTGGGCAACCATTTACAAAGAATTCGATATACAGGTTATACACCGGAAGGCTAAGAAAAGAATTAGGGTATGATAAATTATCTTTGCCTGTTCTTATACAGTTTGGCTTGCGGAATGAAATTAAAAAGATCGCTATAGAAAATATCGGTAAGATGTCTGTTCCTCAATTATATGAAAGTGGCGCATTAGATGATGTATTAAAAAAATATCACAAGGATAAAAATAATGCATATAGATTACTTATGGATTTTGGTACATTTACTGATATTGACAAAAACTAAAAATAGAATATAATTTTTATTAAAGACGAACAAACGTTCGAATGTGCTTTTATATTATTCGAACATAACGGATCTTAAATAAAAATAATAACCTAAGGAGAAAAGGCAGAATGGGAATAAATAAGTTTGAAACATTATTAAAGTTAGTAGAGGCTATGAATTTATCTTTAACTTATGAGGAAGAATGTCTTGGAAGAGTAATGCTTATATCCATAGAGAATTATGGATATAAGTTATACTGCCAAAATGGTGTGAAAGATATTATTATTAACGATACATACAATATTGATATTACAAGAAATGGTACGCTTAGTTATGCTGTGACTTTAAATAGCGGAGGTGATATAAAAAGAATTTTTTTCATGTAGTATATTGACATAACCTAAAAATACGAATATGATCGGTTCATCAGATAGAAAGTTATTTTTTTTATAAAAATCAATGATAATTAACTAAAATCTGATGAAACTTATCATTTTGTACGAAAGGAGGCAGCCATGTAAATACAGGCGTTGTAAATTTTGGAAGATACTGAATACAAAGACATCTGTATGTGTAAAAAGTGTAATACCATATTTGAGTTTAGAGATGCTAAAAAAGTGAATATAAGAAAAATAGCAAGTAGCATTATATTTGATTATGGATGTCCAAATTGCGGTAGTAGCAATTACACTCACATTAGTAACAGATGGAGACTAGATTATGTAAATATTACGTAAGCTTAAAAAAATAGGAGGGAAAGAATGAAAATTATATCTTGCGATGGAAATGAATTTTCGTCAGAAAAAGAATGTAGAAGATATGAGCTTTTGCTGAGTAAAAATGACAGAAAGAAAAAACTTAGAGAAATTAATGATATGTTTGAGGACATCATCAAATTAGTAGACGAATATTGTGATGATTTTAATGTAGACAAAACAAACGTGGAATTTTACGTAAAACGAGACGACAACATGGTTATTAATGGATTTGGTGTTACTGATAGTGAATTGAAAAAAGCAGAAGCATCTGAAGAACCATTATTGATAAGTAGTAATACAGAATACAATAATGACGAAGACAACAAAAATGAAGTCTTACAAACTATCTTAGATGTTATGAGGGCTAATTTTAATGTTTAATAATTAATTTAGAAAGGAAATTTATAAATGGGATTTGTAGTACAAAAAGCTGTAAGAGAAAAAATTTACACAAAAATTGCCTTAATGGCTCCGTCAGGAGGTGGAAAAACATATTCCGCTCTTAGACTAGCAAAGGGAATGAAAAATGCACTTGAGAAAATTACAGGAAAGAAATGTAAGATTCTTATGGCAAACACAGAGGGAGCAAGGGGAAGATATTATGCAGATGAGTTTGAATACGATATTGTAGATTTGACGCCGCCTTATAATCCGGAACAGTTTACAGACGTAATTAAGTTCGCAATATCAGAAGGATACGATATCTTGTTAATGGATAGCACATCTCCTGAATGGGATGGAAAAGGAGGATGTTTAGAGCTGCAGCAAAAAGCCGGAGGAACTTATCAGGCATGGGCAAAAATTACACCAAGACACGAAATGTTTATTAATGAACTCGCAACGAGTCCAATTCATATTATCGCTACTATGAGAGGCAAAGATCAGTACGAAATTGAAAAAGATGAAAAAGGAAAGACAAGTGTAAAAAAACTTGGTGTAGGAGCCAGACAGAGAGACGGATTTGAGTATGAGTTTACATGTACTTTCACAGTAGATCAGAAGACACATATGGCTGAGCCACAAAAAGACAATACCCATATCTTTGAAAACGATACAGCTACATTATTGACTGAGAATCACGGAGAAAGAATTATTAAATGGGCAAATGAATCAGATAAAGAACCTGAAAAAAGAAATGAAAACACTTCTTTTGTTGTAAATGCAAATAATCCAGAAAATGATTGTATTTCTGATGAAGAATTATTAGTATCTACAAAAAAAGAAATTATGTCATTAGCAACAGTACTCACAAAGACAGACAAAAAAGATGATGCTATTGCAATTATGAAGGAATATGATCCTGCAGCTAATCCAAATAGGATTAAAGATGTCAATAAGGCAAAAGAGTTACTTGAAAGATTACAGAAATTAGGAGAATAACATGAATAAAGTAGAACTCGTTGGAAGATTAACAAGAGATGTTGAGATAAGAACAACAGAAAGTGGAACTGTTACAGCTAGATTTTCAATTGCTGTAAGTAGAAGATTTAAAAATGCGGAAGGTGTTTATGAAGCGGATTTTATTAATTGTGTAGCATTTGGTAAAACAGCAGAATTTATTGGAAAATATTTCTCTAAAGGCTCAATGATTGGTGTAACCGGACGTATCCAGACAGGAAACTATACGAACAAAGACGGTCAGAAAGTATATACAACAGATGTTGTTATAGAGGAATGCGAGTTTGTTACAGGCAAAAGTGACAACAACAATACTACAAAATCAGAAGACCCGATAACACCTGATTTTGTAGATGTTCCTGCTGATACAGACGAAGAACTTCCTTGGAACTAATTAAATGAGTGAGTACGGTTTTATTATAGATTCGATGAAATGGTCGTACTCAAGATTAAGCTCTTTTCATACTTGTAAGTTTGGATGGTATACACAGTATATAGAATGTGTCAAAGGCGAACAGAACGCAATGAGCCAGTATGGTAGCCTTTGCCACAAAATACTGGAGCTGTATGCAAACGGAGACCTATTAGCATTCCAATTAACAGATTATTTTACAGAACATTTTAATACAGATATTACTTATGACTTTCCCAAAAATAAATATGTTGATATTAGAGAGTCATATTTCAAAAAAGGAGTGGACTTCTTTGATAACATTGATTTAGTTTTAGATGATTATGAAATTTTAGGTGTTGAAAAAGAAGTCCATTTCACTATAGATGGAAAAGAATTTGTAGGATATATAGATTTGTTGCTAAAAGACAAGATTACAAAAGAGATAATCATACTCGACCATAAATCAGCGGATATTAAATTCAAAAAAGACGGCACTGTAAGTAAAACAGATATTGGCAAAGTTGAAGGATTTAAACATCAACTTTATCTATATAGCATAGCTATAAAAAAAGAATATGGGGAATTTCCTAAAAAACTTATATGGAATCTATTCAAAGAAAGACGTTATTTAACAATAGATTTCGATGAAGAGGAGTACAACAGCTCTATTGAGTGGGCAAAAGAAACAATAAAGCAAATAAATGACGAGTTTATATGGGAACCAAATCCTGATTATTTTTTTTGCTATAACATTTGTAACTATAGAAATTGCGCATGTCAATACAAACCTAAATTGTATAGCGCAAAGAAAAAGAAAAGTGAGTGAATGTATGCTTATTGAAAAAGAAAAAATTCAAGAAGCAAAAGAAAAACTTGGTGACAGAAATGCGGAGCTAATTGTTGAAATATTAGACGTAAAAGATTATGACGAGAGAAATAAGAAAGCTCCGTGTCCGTTTCACCACGAAGACCATGCTTCGTGGATTTATAATCCTAAAAAATATTGTTTTCACTGCTTTGGAGCATGTGGAAAAAACACAGATATTATAGACGCCCTAATGAGTAAGGGAATGAATTATTTAGATGCATGTGAAGAATTATTTAAAATTGCAGATATTCCGTATGCATTTGGAGAAAAAGGCGTAAAAACTAGAAGCCAATATAGATACCCAAAAGAGGTAATCTCATTTGATAATTCACAAGCCTATGCCTATCTTAAAAAAAGAGGTATTTCTCAGGATATAGCAGATGAATGCGACATAAGGCAAGATGAATACGGAAACATAGTCTTTAACTACTATGATCTTAATAATGTTTTAACTATGGTTAAGTATAGACCGTCGCATAAGGTCGATCCTGGTCATCCTAAAATGTGGTTTCAGAAAGATACTGATAATGCAAATCTGCTTTGGCATATGAATAAAGTCAATCCAAGAGAACCATTGTTAATTTGCGAAGGTGAGATTGACCTAATGGCTGCAATGGAATCTGGATATAAAAATGTTGTATCAGTATCTAATGGTGCAGGGACATTTAAATGGATTGAAACATGTTGGGAGTTCTTAGAGCAATTTGATTCAATTATTATAGCATCAGATAACGATGAAGCAGGAATGAAAATGCGAAAAGAGTGTATTTACAGATTAGGCTCTTGGCGAACAAAAGTAATGGATATACCTGAAACTTACACAACGCCTGAAGGTAAAACTATCCATGTGAGTGACATTAACGAAATGATGTATTGGTATGGCAAAGATGCTGTTCTTGATGCAATTATACACGCAAAGGATACTCCTATACCAGATGTAGAATCGTTTGGAGATGTTGACGAAGTATCTATTTATGATATGGATGGTGTGGAAACAGGGTTTAATGAGCTAGATAAGGAATTAATAAAATTATTTTATGGCACATTAACAATTATATCTGGTCGCCCTGGTTCTGGAAAAAGTTCTATGGTTAATCAATTGATAGCAGAGGCTATTGATAATCAAGTTCCAGTGTTTTTATATTCACAAGAAATGATGAATTCAATGTTAACTAATTGGTTTAATCTGAATGTTGCTGGTGTAAGACATATAAGAAAAAAAATAACAGAAGACGGAAAAACATTTTATTTTGTGGATAACGAAGCAAAAAACGGAATAAAAGAATGGGCAAAAGATTATTTGTACCTATATAAAGACGACGCTCCAAATGGCGCAGAAGAAATTATGAAAACAATGGAAGATTGTGTAAGAAAGATGGGCGTAAAGCTTATTGTTTTAGATAATCTTATGATGATAGACCTTAAGTGCGACACAGATGGGACTAACAAAGCCCAAACAGATTTTGTTAATGATTTAATTGCTTTTTCACGCAAATATAATATTGCAGTAATTTTGGTCGCACATCCGAAGAAAACTGCCGAAATGCAATCTGACATAGGAATGTATGATATTGCAGGATCATCAAACATAATTAATTTAGCCATGAGAAGTATTGGATTAAGAAGAGTATCTAAAAGAGAAAAAGAAGATATGAAGTCAGAATTTGGTAAATACAATGTTGTCCTTACGATTATGAAAGATAGGATATTGGGCAAAGCAGATGTACAAATAGGACTATTTTATGATATTCAGTCACGTAGATTTTTTACAAATTATGATGAGTATGCACGTCAATATTGTTGGGATTCCAAAATATATGACAAGCCAATACCAATTCCTGAATGTTTAATAAATAAAGCCGATAAAGAGGTGTTTGGAGAGGAGGCTGGTTGATGAGTAATAATTATATTGCATACCATTTACATTCTGATTATAGTTTAGGGGATTCTACTACTGATTATAGACTATATATTGAAAAAGCAGTCAGTCTTGGACAAAAAGCAATTGCATTTACTGAGCATGGAAATGTTTACAACTGGGTAAATAAAAAAATGGCTTGTGACAAGGCTGGTATAAAATATATACATGGTGTTGAAATCTATCTTACACGTACAAACGATGAAAATGAAAGAGTAAGAGATAATTATCATACAATTCTTCTTGCTAAAAACTTAGATGGTGTAAAAGAGATTAACTCACTTGTGTCACTTTCAAATCGTAAAGATCATGTATATTATAACCCACGAATAACATTTGATGAATTTCTTGGAATCTCAAACAATGTTATAAAAATTAGTGCATGTATAATGTCTCCACTTGCACAGTTAGATAAAGAAGACCCATACTTTATGAAACTTGCAAGAAAATATGACTATTTTGAAGTCCAGCCGCATGTAGACTTTCAAGAGCAGATGTTCTATAACTTAGAACTTATGGAGTTAGCGAACAAGTTAAATAAGCCTTTAATAGCAGGCACAGATACCCACAGCCTGAATGCTTACAAAGCAGAATGCAGACAGCTATTGTATGATGCCAAAAAGAAAGACTATGAGAATGAACTAGATTTAACATATAAATCATATGATGAGCTTGTATACATGTTTAAGAAGCAAAATGCATTACCGGAATATGCATACTTGCAAGCTATTGAAAATACAAATCGTATGGCTGACACGGTTGAAAGCTTTGAACTTGATACAAGTTTTAAGTATCCAATACTTCATGGGTCGGCTGAAAAAGATGAGCAAATATATTTTGAAAAAATAGACAAACTCTTGGAGCAAAAAATAAAAGACGGAGTTATTCCAGAAAGTCAAAGAGAAGGATTTAATAAAGCTATTGAAGAAGAAAAGCGAGTATTTCACAAAATTGGAATGTCCGGTTTCATGCTTTCTATGTCAGAAATGATTGAATGGGCAAAGGATAATGATATTGCCGTTGGTAATGCTCGTGGTTCTGTTGGCGGCTCAAGAGCAGCATATGTGACAAATATAATAGACCTTAATCCGGAAACGTGGGGAACTGTATTTTCACGTTTTGCTAATGAAGACCGTAAAGAATTAGGTGACATCGACGTTGATGTGGCACCACGAGACAGATGGAAAGTTTACAAACATATAATAGATAGATTTGGTCAAGAGAAGACATCTTATGTTTTGGCAATAGGCACTATGGCTGAATTGGGTACGATAGATGAAATTGGACGTGGTCTTGATTTTAGATGGCGGAAGAGAAATGGTGTTGATATAAAATCTAAAGATGTAGAAATGAAAAGTCCGTATCATCTTAGAAAAATTGCAGAAGTAAAGGAGCTGTATAAAGAAAATCCTGACGAAGCGAAAAAGAAATATCCGAAAATATTTTATTATTTTGACGGAATGGTTAACACGAAGATTTCACGCTCTGTTCATCCTGCAGGTATTATTGTAAGTCCAATCACAATAAGAGATAATTATGGAACTACATTTGGCAAAGATCCTGATACTGGCGAGGAAAAAGAGATTATCCAGATTGATATGGATGCTTGCCATGAGGTAGGGCTTGTAAAATATGATATTCTTGGACTTAAAAATGTGCAGATTATATACGATGCTTGTAAATTAGCAGGTATTAGATATCCAAAATCACACGAGATTGATTGGTACGATCAAGCAGTTTGGCAGGATATGGTAAGAAGTCCAATAGGTGTATTTCAATTTGAGGGTAAAGAAAAAATTGCTCTCGTTAAACTTAGTGAACCTAGAAATCTAGGGTGTACATTACACGCTTAGGAACTATAGGAAATGATAGTTAAGTAATGTGCTAACAGGGGAAACATAGCAAGTTAAGTTGATGTCAATCCTGTGGGAAGTTTATTTTTTATTATTTAGTCTCCATTATAAAAAAGGAGATGAGTTGTATTAATCAGAAACATACATATAAAATAGGTGATACATACGGAATTTTAAAGCTTATCGAATTATATAGAAATAAAAAATGAAAATAATCGCTTATATGCAAAAGTAGAATGTACCAAATGTCATAAAATAAGATGTTTTAGAGCATCACAATTATTTGATTGTAAATGTACTAGCTGTATGTGCCAATCAAAGAATGGATGCGATAACAATCATAAATTGTATTCTGTATACTACAATATGCTTGACAGATGCTCAAACAAAAACTGTCATGCTTATAAAAATTATGGCGGAAGAGGCATTACTATATGTGACGAGTGGAAATATAAAAACGGATATAAGAATTTTTATGAGTGGGCTTTAAAAAATGGTTATAAAGACGGGTTGTCTATAGATAGAATTGACAATGATGGTAATTACGAGCCTGCAAATTGTCAATGGATAACTAAGTATGAAAACTTAGCAAAAGCAAATAAAATAAATAAACGCAGACATAATAATAAAGGGTTAAAGTATTATGCTGTTAGCCCAAACAACGAATATTACGAATTTGAATTTGCATCTGAGTTTGCTAGAGAACATAATTTGCGAGCTGGTACTATTAGAAAGGCTGCAAATAATAAGAAGAAATTAAAAAAACGGATGGAAATTTGGATTCGTAGAATAGACTAAATAATAAAGAATAAAAACCTCAATCGACTATCGAAAGCAACTGATAATGAGAAATACATTATATAGTTAAGTGAGTAGAGTACATATATAGTGAAATTCTATATATGGAAGTGCTAAGCATTTGTATTTTGGTAAAAGAAATATAAATGAAGATATAGTCAGTGCTGATAGAAATATCAGAGTATTACGAATTTTGCTTTTACATGTCTGAAAAAATTTAAGTGCAAATCTTTATATGATATGTCACTTGTTACCGCTGCAATAAGACCATCGGGTGAGTCGTATAGGGACGACTTACTTGCACATAAACCATATAAAAACCCTTCTCCAATTATAGACGAACTACTAAAAGATAACAACGGATATTTAGTTTATCAGTGCGACACAATTAAATTTCTTACACAAATTTGTGGATTGTCTGGTAGTGAAGCAGATAATGTGCGTCGCGCAATAGGACATAAGGATGAGGAAAGATTAAACATGGCGCTGCCAGCTATTCTTGATGGATATTGTAATAAATCACAGATGCCAAGAAATATAGCAGAAGAAGAGGCTAAGAAATTTATTCAAATAATCAAAGATTCAGCGCGCTATCAATTTGGAATGAATCATAGTTTGGCATACTGTATGATTGGATATATATGTGCTTATCTTAGATACTATTATCCTTATGAATTTATAACTGCATATCTTAGCAATGCTGAGACGCAAGAAGACCTTAGAAATGGAACTGGGTTAGCAAAAATATATGGAATTAAAGTTTCTGATATAAAATTCAGATATTCTAACGCAGATTTTTCATTTAATAAGGAAGAGAAGACGATTTCAAAGGGTGTAGCATCAATTAAATTTATGAATGCCACATGTGCAAATGATTTATATAAGCTAAGAAATAATAATTATGAAAACTTCTGGAAGCTTTTATGTGATATAAACACAAAAACATGTACAAATTCAAAGCAATTAGGCATCCTTATAGACCTTGATTTCTTTTCTGAATTTGGTAATGCAAATAAATTACATGAATATATAAAAATGTACGATTTGCTTAATGGTGGGAACGCAAAGAGTGTTTCTTATTTGAAAGTCTCTAAATTGTTTGATACTAATTATAACAAAATAATTAGTATTATTAATAAGTACGGCAACAACAAAAGGAAAGATGGTACTGAAAAGCTGTCTTACACAATTACAAACATGAGCGAACTTATAAGTGAGCTTATTAGGGATATTGAAATAAGAGACATTCCTGACAGAACAATGAAAGAAAAAATTTCTGCACAACAAGAATACTTAGGGTATGTAAATATTGCTACCGGTGATGTTAATGATAAATATAAGTTAATAATCACAAGTAAACCAAAACCAATGATTGGCAAGACAGGCGGTGTTTTTGCATATGCATTTTCCGCAAAATCTATATGGTCTGGAAAGGATTCAAATTTAAATATAAAACCAGAGGTACTTATGAAAAATATTTTCAAAGAAGGAGATATTATTAACGTGGAAAAGATAAATGCAAATAATAAAGGATATTGGTATGTGTGGAATTATAAAATTTTGGAGTAAATATGGAAGACGGAATATATAGAGCGAAGTATATTGGAAAAACAACAAACACACTAAACAATGGAGATATATATAAAATTTCTGTTGAGAATGGTAAGTATACTTATAATTTTGAGATATTGCAGAATTTAACAAAGAAGATTTCTGTTGAAATAACAGTAAATTATTCTAGTCAAATTAGCATTTACAATAATTGGAAAGATGTGATAAAAGATGATTTACTTGGATAATAATGCTACTACAAAACCATACGACGAGGTATTAGATACTATTATTGCGTCACTTAGAAATGACTGGTATAATCCATCGTCCAATAACACAGAATCAAAAAAAGTGAAAGATAAAATTTGCACAGCCAGAGCAACGATTGCGAAAACAATAAATGCAAATCATGAAGAAATCTATTTTACATCTGGAGGATCAGAAGCCGATAGTTGGGCAATAAAATGTATTGATAATGTTAAAGCTATAATAACTACCAATATTGAACATTCTGCCGTTTATAAGTCAGCAGAATATATGAAAAATAAAGGAATTATTGTAAAAATACTTAATGTTGATAAGCTTGGGTTTATCTCATTAAAACAATTAGAAAACGAGTTAATTGAGTGTAGATCGTGTCTAAACGACGGTGAAAAAGTACTGGTTTCGATTATGTATGCCAATAACGAAATAGGAACAATAAATGATATAAAAGGAATTTCTGAAATAGTACATAGTTTTGACGATACGTACCTTCATACAGACGCTGTTCAGGCATATGGACAGATTAATATAGATGTAAAATCTTTAAATGTCGATTTATTAAGCGCTTCCGGACATAAAATTGGCGCTCCCAAAGGAATCGGCTTCCTATATATAAAAGATGGCGTAAAAATACATCCTTTAATTAATGGTGGCAAACAAGAGAATGGCTTAAGAGGTGGAACAGAAAATGTTCCATATATACTTGGTATGGCTAAGGCATCTGAAATGATAAATACGTCTTTCAGTTCAATTAAAGAGTTACTTAGAAATTATTTGATAATGAGGCTACTGGAAATTGACGGGTCGGTTGTAAACGGAAGCAGGACGTCGAGCTTATACAATAATATAAGTATATCTTTTAAGGATATAAATGGTGAAAGTTTAGCATACACACTGCAAAATAAAGGATATATAGTTTCAAATGGCTCAGCGTGTAACGCAGGAGTATCAAGTAGTAGAGTATTGGACGCTATAGGTCTTCCAGATGAGTATAAATTTGGTACTATTCGTATAGGACTTGAGTTTCCTAATATAAATAAGTATTCATCAACAGACCAGTATTTAGACGCGTCAAAAGCTATCTTTAAACAATATGACGAATTTGTTAATATATTAAAAGAATGTGTTGGGTTATTAAGGGAGATACAATAACGTATCTCCCGATGCTTGATCTTGGAGGTATCTATGGGAAGTGCAAAAGATGAATTTATTACAATGTATTTAAACTCAATTATGGAGAGATTTCACGGAGAAGACTTAAAGTTTTTAAAAGATAAGTTTTGGATGGTCACATATAATTTTTCTGTCGAAGAGATAAAAACAACTGAGCTTAGCGTTGTAAATGGTGAAACTACTGCTGCGTTGCTTGAATATTTTAGAATAGGGAAAATAAGTAGCGGAAAAACAGAGGACACAGTTGAGCAATATAAAAGAGTAGTATACCAGCTATGTGATTTTTGTAGAAAAGAAATAAACTTAATAACAACAGACGACGTTTTATCTTTTATGGCGAAATATAAAGAAATCCATAACGTGAAAGACTCTACGATGGACTGCAAGAGAAAATATTTATCATCTGTATTTTCATATCTGTATAAGCATAGGAAAATCAAAGAAAATCCTATGGATTTAATTGAGCCGGTAAAATATAGAAAATGTGTAAAAATACCATTATCAGATGAAGAAATTGAGCTACTCAAAATCAATTGCGGTTCTGCGAGAGACCTTGCAATATTCCAATTTGCACTAGATACGGGGGTCAGAGTAAGTGAATTGTGCGGCATTAACCTTTGCGATATAGATTTTAGAAGATATAATTGTAAAGTACTTGGAAAAGGTAATAAGGAGAGGACTGTTTCGTTCTCAGGCAAAACAATGATGAGAATCAACGATTACCTTAAAACTAGGAACGATGTAAAGTTTGATGGAGCGTATATACAATTTCAAGACAATACACCTTTATTTAAATCATTCAAGGGTGGAGATAGGATTCATAAAGGTGGAGTTGAGAGTATGATGAGGAAAGTTGGCAATAAAAGTGGAGTTGTTAGAATACACCCTCATTTACTACGAGCCACTTTTGCGACAAGATTAGCAGAAAAAGATACTGACATTGGAATTATCGCAAAACTTTTAGGTCATAGCGACTTAGGAAGTATAGATAGGTATGTGCTTATAGATCAAGCAAAAATTGAACAGACTGTTAGACAGAAAGGCTTTTGCTCATAATAAAAAATAGTATTGACATAACCAATTATTAACAGTATGATCGCTATATCAGGAACAGTTATTTTTTTATCTCAGCCAATGATAATTAACTAAAATATCATGCTGTTTTAAATGATAAATAACTAACCTGATATAGAAATAGTATGAGAGGGTGAATGAGACATTAATAACATCAAAGAACAATTACATATTGAAGAGATTGACAAAAATACGGCTGTTGAATTTATTCAAAAGTATCACTATTCAAAGATACTTCCAAGAATAACAAAACATTATTTAGGATTCTTCATTAATGACAAACTCCTTGGTGTGGTTACACTTGGATGGGGTACACAACCATTGCAGACAATTAAAAAAATATTCAATGAAGAAAATGTAAAGACAACTGATTACTTGGAAATCGGTAAAATGTGTTTTTTACCAGAAATGAATGATACAAAATGTTTTGGAAGTATTGTAGTTTCAAAATTAGTCAAATGGATGAAAGAAAATACTGATTGTATGTTTCTTTACACATTAGCAGATGGAATCATGGGAAAGTGTGGATATGTATATCAGGCAAGTAATTTTGCATATATTGGTAGCTTTAAGACTTCCGTATATATGGATAGAACTACTGGGGAGAAAATTCATCCAAGAAGCGCAAAAGAACTTCTGAAAGAAAATGCACGATTTTCTGGTAAAGAGAAAGTATTTTGGCTAACGCAAGATTTTTGCGAATACAAAGGTATTGATAAGATTAATGGAAAGATGTTTCGATATATTTATCCATTAAATAAGGACGGAAAGAAAATGCTTAAGAAATTGCTAGGCGATAATAAGCCACAAAATCCAAAAGATGAAGATTTAATTTTTGAAAAGCGTATTTCTTCAGGCAAATATGAAAAAATATCACAGCCACAATTTAATATGAACTGTTTTCAATATAATTACCAAAAATATTAACAAGCTTAATGAGTTTGGCAATTATATTGGGATAGAAAAAAAGGAGATTTCTACAAGTGGTAAAGACGAGAATTAATTATATTTCAGACAGTTGGACTCGCATTAAGAACCATTGCAGAACAACTGTTAATAAAGAATTTTCAGAGAAGTATCCAAGCGACACATTCAAAGAAAGACTTCTAATTGCTGAGCATTCGCCAATTAGATGTCTTGAGGTCGATTGGAGCTGGGAGCATATTAAATACTGGGTTAGCACAGAAATGTCACGTCATAAATACGAAAAATTTATCTCAACACAAAGAGACGACAGAACGAATAGTGATATTAGTAGAGATGATGCGGCACAAGGTACACCTGTAAATTATGATGGATATGCTAACTCTCAGAATCTTATAGATATGGAAAGAAAACGTTTATGCTATCAAGCCACGGATGAAGCAAGGGAATGTGCTGAGAGTTTAAAAACCGAATTAAAAAAATATGAACCAGAACTGTCATCTGTGTTAGTGCCTAATTGTATATATAGAGGAGGCTGTCCTGAAATGCAAATGTGTAAAAATGTATTTTGGATTAAATTCCTAGATTATTGCAGTAAAAATAGCCTACCACTAGACACAATAAAACAGCGATACGATGCTTACAACAAAATGTTTTATGAAGAGAGAGGATAATAAGTAAATGACACTTCAAGAATATAATATGCTTTTGGAGAAATCTCTTGAAGATCAGGAAAAGACAATGAGCGACAATGTTAATCATCCAGCGCACTATAATAGTGGAAGCATTGAATGCATTGACGCAATGATTTCTGCATATGGAGAAGAAGTTGTTGCTAATTTCTGTATGTGTAATGCCTTTAAATACATATGGAGATTCAATAATAAAAACGGTATTGAAGATGTTAATAAGGCATTATGGTATTTAAATAAAATGAAAGAATTACAAAATAAACAAAAGGAGAAATAAATGAAAAAGAAAAAATTTCTGTTAGCCTTAATGATGGCAACAAGTATTGTCTGTGTGCCCTCTGCGGTGGCAGAGGCATGTGTAAATAACAATTATAAATCCGCTTGCATGGATACAAATATGTATGCAGGAATTAGCAATATGATGTCTGTAGAACTAAATAAGGAATATACAGAGCCGATGCTAATGTACACTAATAAAACAACACAACTGTTAAATAAAGACTTATCAGTTGTGGATAATGTATTTCCTAATGTAGCATTTGAAACATTTGAAATAGACAATGGATATTCAATGGTTAAGCTATCTGGTATAGATGAGTTTTATTATATCAAATCTGAATATTTATCAGAGACCAAGTCTAAAATAGAAGACCTTAATAGATGGAATATATCTCTTACAAAAGAGGAGATGCAGCTTTTAGCTAATATTGTATGGGTAGAAGCAAGGGGCGAATCCGACGAAGGTAAACAGGCTGTTGTAGAAGTAGTTTTTAATAGAATGGTTTCTGACAAGTATCCAGATGACTTATATTCAGTATTAAGTCAGTCAAATCCAACACAATTTTCATCATGGAAATTGAGAGATAAAGCCTCTCCAACAGATAGCGAATACCTAGCTATAATGAATGTAATGTATGGAAGTACAAATATATTGCCAATTGAATGTGACAAATTTTCTACAAAACCACAAACGAAAAATATCGTAGCAACTATTGGCAATCATTATTTTTGTATATAAGAGGTTTATTTATGAATGATTTTAATATAGAAGAATTTGCAGAGTGGGCGTTCACATCTGTAACGATTATGATAGCAGTCAAGCTTACAGGCTCTCCTTCGTGTTTATGGGCGTTTTTATTCCCGGTTCTAACATCAATATTAAAAAATTAAAGGAGAACATAAATGCTTAAGACGATTAAAAGAGATTGCAGCTTAGATGATTTTAAAGAAGAAAAAATATCAAATGCTATTCTTATGGCTATGAAAAATGGTTCTGGAATTATAGAGCCAGATATTGCAAAAAAAATTGCAAACGAGATTAAGGAAGAAAATAAAGATAAAGAAGAAATAAGCGTATCTGATATAGAAGCACTTGTGTTTAAAAAATTGATAGAAAATAGACAGATTTTAACGGCAAGAGCTTATGAAGGGTATAGAAGTATTCGTGAGTTTCAGAGAGAAAACGAGAATACTACAGACGAAGAAATCTTTAGACTAATAGAAGATCAAGACGAATACTGGAAAGATGAAAATGCAAATAAAAATCCAGTATTGAATCCCACAAAAAGAGATTACATGGCTGGCTCTGTTAGTACAGACATAACAAAGAGATATTTACTTTCGCCAGAAATAGTACAGGCTCATTTGCTTGGATTATTGCATTTTCACGATGCTGATTATTTCGCACAGCATATGAATAACTGCGGATTAGCTAATTTAGATGACATGCTTCAAAATGAAACGGTAATTAGCGAAACATTAATACAAAAACCACATAGCTTTTCTACTGCATGCAATATTGCAACACAGGCTATAGCGCAGATTGCTAGTAACCAATATGGAGGGCAGAGTATTTCCCTAGCACATCTTGCTCCATTTGTTGATGTGAGTAGAAAATCAATTAGAAAAAAAGTGACAGAAGAATTATATGATAACGGATTAATTAGCGAATATAATGAACATTATGCAGAAGTTACTCACATTACGGATAAACGATTAAAAGAAGAAATTGAAAAGGGCGTTCAAACAATTCAATATCAGCTGGTCACACTTATGACAACAAATGGGCAAGCACCTTTCATCACGATTTTTATGTATCTCAACGAAGCAAAGAACGAACAAGAGAAAGCTGACCTAGCAATGTTGATTGAAGAAATGCTTCATCAGAGAATTCAGGGTGTAAAAAACGAAGATGGCGTTTATATTGCACCTGCATTTCCAAAGCTTATTTATGTATTAGAAGAGGATAATATTACAGAAGATTCAAAGTATTGGTATCTTACAGAATTGGCAGCTGAATGTTCATCTAAAAGACTTGTTCCTGATTATATTTCTGAAAAGATGATGCTTGAATTAAAAGGTGATGTTTACACTTGCATGGGATGCAGATCGTTTCTTACAGTAGATAGATTTACAGATAAGGCAGGAAATATTGCAAATGCAAAAAATTTTGAACCAAACAAACATAAATATTACGGACGTTTTAACCAAGGTGTCGTAACAATTTCACTTCCGGACATTGCGTTGTCATCCAATGGAGATTTTAATAAATTTTGGGAGATTTTTGAGGAAAGAACAGAATTATGCCATAAAGCACTTAGAGCAAGACACGAGAGGTTGCTTGGCACATCTTCTGATGTAGCACCTATTTTATGGCAACATGGGGCATATGCAAGATTAAAGAAGCATGAAAAAATTGACAGACTTCTTTATGATGGTTATTCTACAATTTCACTTGGATATGCTGGTTTGTATGAATGTGTAAAATTTATGACAGGTCATTCTCATTCTGACGAAGGAGTAGGAGAAGAGTTTGGATTAAAGGTAATGCAAGCGTTAAATGATAAGTGTAATAAATGGAAAGAATTTGAGAATATTGATTATAGTTTGTACGGAACTCCATTGGAATCCACAACTTATAAATTTGCAAAATGTCTTAAAGCTCGATTTGGTGAAGATATTTTTATTAAGTTAGATGGTTTTGACAGGAACTATATTACAAACTCGTACCATATTCCAGTTTTTGAACATATTACGGCATTTGAAAAACTAAGAATTGAATCAAAATTCCAAAAATTAAGTCCTGGAGGCGCAATTTCATACATCGAAGTACCGAACATGAGTCATAATATTCCTGCACTATTAGAAGTTATCAAATTTATTTATAACACAATTATGTATGCAGAAATTAATACAAAAAGTTGTTATTGTGAAAAATGTGGATTTGATGGTGACATACCGCTTATAGCAGACGATAATAATAAACTTAAATGGGAATGTCCTAATTGTGGCAATACTGATAATACAACAATGGATATTGCATTTAGAGTTTGTGGTTATATTGGAACTTCTAAAAACGGCGGCAATCAAGGACGATATGGTGACATTCATGACCGTGTTTATCATCTGGATGATACAGAATATACGGAGGGTTAATCATGAGATATTCACAAATTAGGTCTTTAGATATTTCAAATGGAGAGGGCGTTGGTGTCGCCCTCTTTATACAAGGTTGTAATTTAAGATGTAAAAACTGCTTCAATTCTGAAACATGGGATTTTAATGGCGGCAAGGAATGGACGGAAGAAGTAAAAAATAAGTTCATGGAATTAATAAATAAACCGTATATCACACGAGTTTCTATATTAGGAGGAGAGCCACTTGCTTATAAAAACGTTAATGACGTCTTAAATATAGTAAATGAAATTCGTATTTCATATCCAGATAAAAAAATATGGTTATATACAGGTTATACTATTGAAGAAATAATTATGCCAATGTATATTAATACGCCAATGTCAAATGAAGAAATTGCTAGAATTAAAATTTTATCATCAATAGATATATTAGTAGATGGGAAATTTATATACGACCAGCGTGATATGAATTTACATTTTAGAGGAAGTAAAAATCAACGTGTTATAGATGTTTTAAAAACATCAGAACAAAAGAAAATAATTTTATATTGTGAATAAAAGGAGAAAAGTTAATTATGAAAATATTATTATATGTGTATGGAGTTGTTGCTATTTGTACGTTTTTTATGTTTTTATATGTTAATGCAAGAATTTGTATTGTCGTAAAAGAGAAAAAAGATGAAAAAGGCATTGAGTGCAATAATTCATTTTCGATTATAAAAGTGTTAACCGTAATTTTATATGGCGCTATTATTGCAGTAATCCCATTATTAAACTTATTTATTTTAATTGGTATTATCGCCAATGGGTTTGAAATTGAAAATAGAGTATCTGATAGAATCATCGACAAAAACATACTTAAAGAAAAGAGAGATAACGAAATTAAAGAGTTAATTGATAAAATTATAGACGGTGAAAAAATTCAAATTATATATCATGCAGACATCGATCATATTAAAAAAATAACAAAAGGCGATTGGATTGATTTAAGAGCTGCCGACGATTATGAATTAAAAAAGGGAGAGTTCAAATTAATCAGTTTAGGTGTTTCAATGAAATTACCAGATGGATACGAAGCACATGTTGTACCAAGAAGTTCAACATACAAAAACTTTAAAATTCTTCAGACTAACTCTATGGGTATTATTGATAATTCGTATTCAGGTACTAATGACATTTGGATGTTTCCAGCATTAGCAACCGAAGATACAGTAATACATAAAAACGACAGGATCTGTCAATTTAGAATTATGCCAATTCAAAGAAATGTAACTTTTGAAGAAGTTGAAGAATTGGAAGGCGCAAATCGTGGTGGATTTGGTAGTACGGGAGTTAACTAAATAGGGGGTTTAATTTGAAAAATACTTATGATACAATGACAAAAGAACAACTCATGGAAGAATGTTTTAAAAAGGATATTGCCATAGAGGCATATTTAAATCAGATAAAAAATGATAAAAGCAATATGCTAACTAAGAGCGATATTATGGTACTATTTCATTGCGAGAACGACAAAGCCTTAAAGATACTTAAGATTATGTATCAGATGGGATATGGCAATAAAATAGGCAAAGAATATTATGTTTCTAAGAGTTCACAAGAAGATTTTGTTAATGATATGAAGGGTAAAGAAGTATCCATATAG